ATTTATTATTCTTTCAAATAAAGATTTTAATGTATTACTATCACGTAAATTTGTATCACCTGCTTCAATAATATCTAAGGCAAAATGTTGGGGATTTTTGGTAAGATCTTTGGCTGTATTTACCCATACCTCTGATTGGTTTAACAAAAACCCTAATTTAGCAGCAGCATCTTTTGCTGCTTCTTTCGAAATATAAGCTTCTTGCACGGTTGATGGATTTTGATACAATTCCCATCCACCTGTGCCGTGTACATTCCCACTAAAATCTACTCCTGTTAATTCATTTACCATTTCTATAGCTTTGGCAGTTATTTTTTCACTTATTGTAAATTTTTTATCATCATCAAGTTTATTATATTTTTCGCCGTATGTTATTTGCCACGGGGATCCTTCCCCAGGATCTACTTCCATAGCAATACGACGTAAGTTTCTATTTAATGCTTTAAAGATATCACCACTTTGATTTCCCTCCGCATACATGTTCGTTAAATTCATCCATCCAATCGCTTGTATCTCCGCTGGTTTCCAATCACTCTTGCCCATCCATTTTGTCTCATTCAAATATTTTGTTAATCCCTGTCCAAAGAGAGCTCTGTTTTCATATTTCGTTCCTGTTATTCCTCCTTTTCCAAAATCTATTTTTATATCTTCAGGAATAATATATCCTAATTTTTCTAAATGGTTTAAATATGTTTGATCCACGAGACCCGTATCGCGTGCCGTGTGGACATCAACAACAAAAGGTTGTCCACCACTACTACTATCCCCCATCCAACTTCTCGAATTTTTATTTAATCCTGCATCAATAAAATCAGAAATTTTAGGACCAATGCCTTTTTCAATTTCTTTTCCGTAAATAATACTTTTAATATTATTGGTTGGATCAGGTAATCCTTTTCCTTTTACATCGTCAAAAGGAACTCCCCGTTTCCATTGTTCATATATATAAATAACATTAGTCAAGGCACTACTTGGTGTTTCATTAATTTGTCCTGATAACCAGGCTTTGACCAATGTGTCGCGTAAATTTTTATCATCTCCCGCCATTACTTCGAAAGAAGAAAAGATTTTTTTATACCAGTTAGCAGCTTCTAGTATTTGATTTTTATCTAAGGTAATTTTATCTTCCCAATCTTTGTAAGTAATATTCCCAATAGCAATAGGAGGTAAATCCGATCCCTCTGGACCATTGATCACAATACGATCATTTTGAGGGCCTCCAGGATAATTTTCTGCTTTCCCATCAATAATGTTTTGTAATCGTAAATTATGAAGTCGTGTGTTTGTATCCGTTTTTTCTTTAGGAAAATTTAATCCGGTGTCCGTTGTAATATCTACAGTTTCACCTTTAAGGTAGCGGAACATTTCATCAATTTCTGCATCATATTCTTCTGTTGTTTTTTCTGTAAGTTCTTCAGCCATTTCAAACTCAGAATAATTTTCCTCAATAAATTTTTTTGCGTCAGCTAATGTGTTAAAAGAATCTATACTCTCATCATTAATAGTTAAATTCCAAAATACTGGTCCACCAAATTGTCGCCCTCCTTGTTTAGATATACCAAATGTTTTATTATCTATGTAGGCTTCGTGATATCCCTCTCCTAGTTTTTTTGTTTTTAATTTTAAATTTTTCTCTAAATCTTTAATTTGTTTATCCAGTACTTTTTCCATCGCAAGTTCTGCAATATTTCTCCAATTAGGTTTAAATTTCCAATCAGGGTCTTCTGGAGGCTCAGGCATTTGATCTGGTAGATCCGGTAAAACCTTTCCCTCTTGATCGATGGTGATTGTCTTTTTTTTGTCATCATCTTTTTTCGATTGAACAATAATATTATCAAGAGAGGTATCTCCTATAACAGGGGGCGACTTATAAAAACTTTCATCATATGTTTTGTATTCTTTTACTCTGTCTAGTTCTGATTTAGGAAATAATGTTTCAAGATCTACTAAATCGTTTTCCCCATAACCAGAGAGATCTATGTTTTGTCCTTGAAAATATTCAATAACAGCAGGAACAGACATCCCCATCTGTGAAGCAATAACTACCAATGGTATTGCTTGAGCTACCATTTAATAATACTCTGGTGTCTGTGCATATATTTCTTTAATTGGGTCTTCATAATCATCCTTTAGTGATACAAAATTTCCTTGACGATAACGCATTAATGCTTGTGTCATACTATCAACTAAATCATCATGTTCACCATAAGGAAAAGCTGCACATTCTTCAATCATTTCTTCTGCAAACTTTTTGTCGGGAGCCCAAACTTGCCCTGCTTCAAAAATAGGTGACACCGAGTTTACACGTGAAAGTTTATCATTCCCCTTTGATGGAGTGTAAGCCACAACGGGAATACCAATTTGACGCAACTCTTGAATAAGAGGCTGCCCACTTGCTTTTGCTTCTACAATAATTGTTTCTGGTTCCCAATATTTATAATGCTCCAAGGCTTTCTTTTTTAATTCAGGAAATTCCCAACGATCTTTTATACAATCCATTAAGATAATATTCTCTCGATTAAATTCTGTTTTAAAAATTCCCCATGTACTAATCGCACTATAATCGGCTGAATCTTTTTTAGAAAATGCCGTGTCATAACTTTGAATAATGTGAACTAGTTCAGGTATCTCTTCTTTTTCCCATGTCTTCCACCATTCTCGTTTTATAATAGCTCCTTCTTCTGAGGTTGGTTTTTGTTGGTACTGTGCTTCCCAAGACATAACTGGTAAATTGGCTTTAATTTTCTCTAGTTCTTCTTGTTTCCAATACTCTGGCCAGATAGGTTTACCACTTGGCATAATTGCTGGAAATTCTATTACTTCCCATTGATCTGCTTTTGTTTCTGCTTGTTGTTTAATTAAACGACCCGTCAGATCGCGTTCCGACCACCTTGTCATAACAACAACAATAGCTCCTCCAGGTTGTAAACGTTGTCTTGGCCCTGACATATACCATTCAAAAGCATTATCAAAACTTGTATCTGTAATACTTTGCTCTGAATGTGGATCATCAATGATTAATAGATCTGCACCACGCCCAGTAATAGCACCACCAATACCTGCACCAAAATATTCCCCAGCATGGTTGGTTTCCCACCGTCCTGAAGCTTTTGAATCTGCTCGTAAATGAACATCTTTAAAAATTTTTCTATACTGAGGGTCATCCATTAAGTTTCTCATCTTTCGTCCAAAACGATAAGACAGTTCTGCTGTGTGCGTTGCTTGAATTATTTTTGTTTTGGGTTTTTTACCCATTAACCAGGCGGGAAACAGGTAAGAAGCAAACTCTGATTTTGTATGTCTTGGTGGCATATTGACAATTAGTCGCTTTAGCTTTCCAGCAGCTATCTCTTCAAACTTTTTTGCCATAATGTTATGGTGATATCCATCAATAAACTCCGGCCACACCATTTTAACAAAGTGCATAAAACTATTTTCCGCTTTTTTGCTATCATCCTGCATAGCAATAGCGAGCATTAGTCTTAATTCTTCGTCTGAATACTTTTGAAATTTATTATTATTGGTTTCCATTGGGACTCCTAGACACTTTTATACTAAAAAAAGGGGTATACCCTAACAAAATCGTTTTCATATGAAAATTTGGTGGCTGAATATTTAAATCTGGCATTCGCGTCCTCCGTCAAGCGTACGCGTACGATTTTTGGGGGGTCGAGAACGGCGAAAAACCGCCATTTTTCTCATATTCTCTAAGTACCTAGCCGTTTTCCAGGATTAATGACCAGTTTCTCACGATTAATAATGCATGATAATTGTAGTTATCGTGCCTTATCCTGTTTTATGGCAGAATTCCTCGCTTTTCGTGGGACGCGAACCATGAGTTTTTTTTAAAAAACTAGATATAGTATCCCAACCTTCCCTTATTGGTGGTTCGTTGACACCATTTCGTGAGAGTTCTAGCGAATACCTTCCCTCATACAAATTTATCTCCTCTGGGGGAAGGTGTTTCGCTAGTTTTTTTTTAAAAACGATAATGTAGTTCCTTCCTCCTGTCTTCTCCCACAGTTTTATATTCATAGCAATTTGATGAGGACTAAGTTTAACTTTGTTACCTGTTGCAACTTTTACCTCCAAGAAAATTGTATCCAATTGTGGGCTAACACCAATAAGATCTGGGAAGCCATGCATAGTTGTTGTTTCAATTCGTAACCATTCAAATAAAGTTATGTTCTTCTTTATTAATTTAACAAAGTTTGACTCTTTCATTTTTAACTTTCTTGTTATTTTTTTTTAAAAAGTTTAGGGTTACACATATGATTAAAGTTTTTTTATTAATAGTAATGATGCATTCACCAACAATGCCTTATGTAAAATACAAAGCACTATTTTATCCTGGGCTAAAGGAGTGTGAAGTTGGTGCTGTTTGGCACGAAAACATTACTGTTGATAAAGCACTTAAAGATGGATTAAATCCTGTTATTGTAAGAACAAAATGCCTTGAGATGGATATGTTCGTAGCCAATGATCTAAACTCTATTCTTCATGTTCAATAAGTGGCAGCTCATTCTTACTGTTTTCTTTTTCTGGCTGATGTTCTATTATGTTTTCTTCTCCAACAATTGGAATACCTTTATTCTGTAATTCACTTAATTTTTTCATTAACTCTTCTCTAGGCAAGTTTTCAATAGCACTTTCCATCCTGATGGTTGGATCATATAAACCACCAGCTTTACCTCTTAATTGTTCAGCATTGATAGAAGCTGCATAATGCTTTTCTTCTTCTGCTCGTTTACCAAGTTCATCAAGTCTAGCTAAATGTTTGTCCATATTAACAGAGTATTTATTCTGTTGTTCTTTTTTCATATCATAAATAGCTTCAGCCACTAATGGATATTTATTTGGATCTTGTAATTCATAAGCAGTCTTTCTGGCAATAGCATCAGAATAACCAGCTTTTCTTGCAGACTCGGATGCAGACTGCATACCCATTAAAGTTCTAGTGCAAAACTCATAAACAAATCTTAATTGTTTAGGAGTTAGCTTTTTTGATTTTCTTCCATCTACTAATATCTTTTTCATAACTACAATATAAACTTTTTGTTTAACATTTATTCCTCGTGGCACAAAGAACAAAATCCTTGTTTTCTGCCAATTACCTATTTTACCTTACACTTGA